AATAATTAAAGTTTTAATATCATTTGCAATTTGTTTAGAAAACTTTGGAAGTATTTGAGTTGCCACAGCATCACTTGGTACTACATCATTAAACTGTATTGGGCCTAAACCTGTACCAGGATCTGTTGCACCGTCATTATAAACACTTACTACGGCAGTCCATATGTAACTTTTAGAACCTAAGTGATCAGCCGCACCTGACATTAATGTTCCGTCTGCCATAAAATGTTTGCCTGCTGGTGCTTCAAATTTTATCATTGCACCTGGTTCAATGTATTTCAATTGACTTGCTGTAAATTGACCTACTTGGTAATCAACTGCTGAAACGGAATCTTTTAATTTACCTGTGGAAGAATTAGTGTCTTTGCTTGATTGCACCCAGGTTGCATTTAAATCAGTCAATAATATTTTTGGAAATTTTTCTATGTAATAATTTCTCACATTTTTATCAGACAACATAGGTTCAATTTTGTTTATGATTACTGCTTCAATATCTGTTTGTGATGTAAAATCGAAATTGTCTACAGTTTCGTTTTCTTCTTTGTAGATCACACCATCATTACCAAACAAATTTGTATTACTGTATTTTCCTGTTGCATCAATCAAATCAAAATATCTTGATATGCCACTTGCTGTTCTGTTGATTGCTTTTACTTTTATAATTTCTTGATTAGTTCCTAAAGGTGCAACATTATAATCTTCAGCAGTAACCATTCTGCCCTGTGTGTAATACGTTGCAGGTGCATTTATTTTAATGTTGCTTGTTGATTCTGAAGTTGTTGCATTATCAACTGTGTACTGAAGACCTAAAGTTAAAGTGATTGTTTCAGTTTGATTATTTTCTGAAACATAATCAATATCAACAGCAATATTCTGCATATCATCGGGAGTCATTCTAATGTTTTGATTTGCACTTGTTCTGTAGTACACTCTAAATTTTCCTTGTGGCAGATTTCCAAACACACCATCGGCAAATTTTAATTGTATTCTATCTTCGGCTTTACTTAAAACTGTGTAAATGTCTTTGATTGATTTTACAGTTGAATTGAAAATTACATTGTTACCAACAACACTTTCAACTTTTGTCCATAAAGTATCTTCTGTACCTTGTTCATTTAAAGAATATAACCACACGTCTGTGTTGTTTATATTTCTTGCATCAATTGAAACTGATTCATTGTTTGAAGGATTTGTTATTGTAAAATCTCCTTGATCAAGCACTCCTTGTCTAAAGTGACAGAAAAATCCTGTGTTAGGACTAGAATTACCTTTACCATCATCACGATGCACAAAACTTAAAGGATTACCGACTCTAGGTGCTTCTTCTTTCAAACTGTCTTCATCAAAAGTTGTTGATACAATTTCAAAATCGAAACTTTGTCCATTCACACTTTTATTGAAAGTATACACAGGTGTATCTATAGTGGCTGTATTGAATCTATACTGAGCAGTTGGAATTGAATCAATTGTGTCGGACTTAATTGGTTTTCCAAATTTTTCATTTTCTCCTAATCCAGCATTGATCACTTTTATAAATTGTTCATACCAGTTTGCATTTCCTGAATCATTCCAAGACACTGTTTGATTTGCAAGATTTAAATTGTTGCTGTCGATTATATTTTCTGTTGTGGAAATACTTGTAATTTTCAGTAAACCGTTTCCTGTTTGGTTTCTTGTTACATTGTAACTGATTAATCTTGCTAAACGCAGAACACTCTCACGTCTATTTGCTAAATCAATAAAATTTTCTCTTGCATTGAGATCAATTCTAAATGAAACATTTTGCCCTAAGAATGCAATTAAATCTATTAGTGCAAGATATTCTGACGATTCAATGTAATCATTAAAATCTTCAGGATAGTTTGATCTAATGTACTGGATCATTGTTCTACGGATAGTGTCAAAGTCGTAACTTTTGAATTCTGCGTTTTTATAAGATTGGTAGATCCTAGTCCAATCTTCTGCTAACAATAATCTGTTTTGTCTATCTGTAGATGCCATGGTATCCTTTTGTAATATCAGTATTTATTGAATGACATAAACTACGCATTTAATTTAGTAATCCGTTGTTTTGGTCAAAAGTTAATTTTAATCTTTCAGAAATGTTGTATTGGATATATTCAAGTTCAACTTCTATTTGAATACCTGATTCAAATGGAGTAATAACAATAGCATTTGCTCTAATTCTAGGGTCTGCATCTATTATTTCTTCTACATTTCTTTTTAATGCTTGTTCTACTTCTGCTGTAAGAGGATCATACAAGATATCCCATATAATTGTGCCAAATTCAGGATTTTCCAATTTTTCTCCCTGTCTAATATGGAAATGATTCAACAAATCTTGCTTGATAAGTCCCATATCATACAAAGCAAAAGATGAATTTGCTTCGTTGACAGTGCTTATACCTCTGTACATTTTTTGACTCGGCGTTTGCTCCTTGAATTCTTTACCTGCTATTGTAACTTCTTTATATAATTTTTTCTCTGCCATAACAATATTTACTTTATTTTTAACCCCCTATTATAACTTTCCCTGATCCAGATGTCATTGCACCTGCATCAGCACTATCACCTACTCTGGCCACAGGTGAATTAACAATTATTACCTTTGAACTGCCCACATTGACATTTGCCACGTGATCTGGACAAGGCGGGTTAGGTGGATTAGGATGTGCAACAGTAGGATCACCCACTCTAGCCACTAATTTATTTTCCACATAAACTTTTGATTGTGTTGGAGTATCAAGCACTGTTGAACCTACGCAACCATGTCCTGTGGATAATGAATCACCTTCTCTACTTATTTCTGGCATTATGTCCTCACGTTTTTAAATGTGTCTGGAATATTGATTGGTTCTGCAACTACAATATCTTCCTGCTCACTTCTGTCTGTTTTAATTAAAGCCACTGCCATTGGATCATAGTTTTCATGATGACTCCAAGGTTCGTGTTGTGGCACACGTTTCATAATGGTCGGATTTGCTTCGCCTGGAAGGCTCCAAGTCGCTAAAGGCGACACCGGCGTTGCGACAGCAATGCCATTGGCTATGTTCACTAATCCACCAACATCTAAATTTATGTTACCACCAGCATAATGGCTTGTATTGCCAGTTGTAATTGTTTGTTGTCCTGTAACTTCCACTGTTTGTGCACCAGACACAAGAACATTGTGCGTGGTTGATTCTTGATTCACTGTGGCACTTTTTAGATTGATATCTCTTCCTGCTTGTAAATTAAAATCTCTGTCTGTTTTAAAATTAAAATCACCTTTGCTGTGAACACTCACACTGTCTTCTGCAAAGAAATCTATCTTGCCATTTGCAGTCATCTCAATCCATGCTGTGCCATTTGCGTTGGCAATGTACACAAGATCTTCTGAATTGTGCAACAATATTTGATGACCTGTACGTGTTCTAATTCTAAATAATTCATTGTGCGGCACACTGACATCTTTTTCTGCACCAGCATATGTTTCTTGATCCATTGATTCAACATTTACATATTCATATGGTCCTTGAGATGCTTTGGCTTTTCTAACAAATTTGTCATCACCATCATCCATCACAAAACTTGTACCACCCATCCTTGCATTTTTACTTCTCTGCTGTCTGTTGCTGTATGCTTTGTCTAAAGGTCCAGGAGTGTTTATTCCAAACACCGCACTTGGCACTTCACGTCTTGCACTAGATGTTGTCAATCCTCTGGTTTCATCTTCCAATAAACCTTGAGTTTCTAGCACTTCTTTTGCTTTGGTGTGAATCGGCTTAGGCACCGACAGTGGTTTTGTTACAGGATGTTCCAGATGTCTACTTTTGTTTTGTTCTCCCACAGGTAATTTTTTTCCAATCAAGTCAGGGTCTTCTGTGTCAGTGTTTGTGATTGCTGGTGATGAACCAGGTATCTGCATATTCATCAGTGCCTGTGGCACACAGCCGATCCAGAATGCTTTGTTGATGTTGCCTTCCACAAACATAACCAACACACGATTGCCCACATCTGGTGGAACAAACCACATACCGTAACTCTGTTGACTGTCTCTAAAGTCTGCGTTTGAATTGATATCTGCGATATTTGTTGTGCCGTAGAACGGATGTAGATATTGACAAGTGACCACTTGCTTTGTGGGGCTGGTCACTCCGTTGTCTAGAGTTTTTAAAATTTCAACCTGTATGGATCCTGAGTATCCTGGAT